ATCAATAGTACTAACATAAGACAAGGATCAGACGGATCTATAATGCTATACGTGCAAGAGTTAAACGAATATACCCATATAAACTCAAAATGTCATATCATATCTTGTGAAGCTGGAAGCACCGAACCACTAGCGGGTATAATAGATCCTCCCGCGATCAAGCTGGGAGACCTACACTGTGAAATGTACGATCCTAAGCAATGGCAGATCGCCTTGGATTTTGTAAAGAATACCAAGCCTTTATTTGTTGCAGTCGATGATATCTTGCATTTTGGCGTACGTGGGCATCATCAAAGAAACGACAGCAAACACCTGTACGCTACCCGCAACGAGCGCGTAGAGAACGATTTGTTACAAGTGATCAATCAGCTTAACGAGCTGGCACAATATGCGCCCGTTTTCGTGACTGAGTCCAATCATAACAGTTCACTCGACATATGGCTTTCAGATACTAGCGTAAAAATCGACTACGATAGTCACAACGCCAAGATCTACCACTTGATCAAATGGCTGGTGATGGATACCCTAGACAGCGGGATCAACGATCAAAATGCTTTAGAGGTGGCTTTAAAACATGCCAATTTAACCACCCTGCCAGCGTTAGCCGATAACATAGAATTTGGTCGAATGGATGTATCTAAGATCGGTTATAAGTACGATTTTTCGCAACACGGCCATAAAGGGCAAAACGGATCGGCAGGATCTCCCAATCAGATCAAACGCTGGAACATCGCACTAGTGACAGGCCATACCCACAGCCCTCATATTATAGGCGGATCGCAATCTGCAATATTTACTACTGGTGTAACAGCTCGCCTAAAACAAGGATACAACCGTGGCGGGGCTAGTAGTTGGGATCATGCGCACGTAATGGAACACAGCAACGGCGAATGTCAACAGATAAACACTAACCCACAAACGGCATAAAAACCGCTTAGAATTGATTACAGGGCGTTATACACGCCCTTTTACATAGGACTTTAAATCATGCAAGACTCAATTAGAAAACGATCGGATGATCTATATATTAAAGCAGTAGCTGAAACAGATCTACAAACCGTGACCGCACTAACCGAGCTTTCGATCTGGTTGGATCGTCTAGCAGATGCGCTGGACATATCCGAGGATCAACGCGCAACAGTAGCCGCATGCCTTGAAGAAGTAGGCAACGCCGAAAACCGCTTAAGAGAGATCAAAGATCATGCAAAATAATACCGTAATGTTAAACACACTACAAAGCGCCAAGCGCATAAGCGATCATATCCTAGCTAATCCCAAGATCCTACCAGTGCTGGACTTAGATGCTGTCCTGTTGGATGCAGGCCACCGCATAACTTTAAGCCCTGACGGATCGCTTGATCTAAATACTTATCGCAAAGAGTCAACATACGATAACATCATGAGAGATAAATGCCTGCCCCTAATGGGTATTGTAAGAGCTTTAAACGCAGCTGACCGCCCCTACTACGTGGCAACCGCTCGCGTCTTGTGTGAAGGCTCTCAGGCGCTATTACAGCAACGCAACATTAAGCCGGTGTTAGTGATCAGTAGGCAGGGCGAAAAGGATCATCGTAAGGACTGGGATCTTAAAGTGTGTGGAATACAGGAACATTTTAGCCCTGATCAATTCCGTAAGATCCTACTGATTGACGACTGTGTGAGCAATTGCGACGCATTTATCAACGCTCTAGGGGCATGGGCGATCAATATCGACTACAACAACACCCCGAAAAAATGGTTACAAGATCTTTTATAGATCCTATTAGTCTATTGCATACACTGTTTATTTATACAGTCTTTGCCATACACTTTTAGTGCGTCCTGTCAAGCCCCTTACTGTAAAAAGTTTTGGGCTTTTTTCGTTTTTGTATAGATAAGTTTACGTAACATATCATTAACATCTTGTTAACAGGGGGGTTACAAGACTTAACATTCTGTTTACACACCCCGCCCCCTCCACACATGCGACAAGTCAAAAATAGAGTCAAAGTGCTTTAGAGGCAGCAGTCTGCGTAAGTCTGTGTACGGTCCGTGTACGGTCTGCGTATGGAATGTGTAAGACCGTGTCCGTCCACACCCCACCCCCCTAAATCTAAAAAAGTACTTTACATCGTGTAGGTTTTGTGGTATTGTGGGGCATAAAGGAGAACTTATGAGTGACACAGAATTAGCGATTTGTCCTGAGGGGTTGATAATAGCAGAAGCCTACCTTAGTAACAAGTCCAACGTAAAAGATACGGCCCATTTCCTAGGCATGGAGGTTTCCCTAGTGGAGAAGCAACTAAATAAGGGAGAAGTTAAGAGGTACCTAGACCGTATATATATGGAATCAGGCTTTAGGAATAGAGATAAAATGGGTGACTTAATGGATGAGATCATTAAACAGAAGCTTGAAGAAATGAGGGACACGGGTCTTGGTTCTTCCCGTGATATAGTAGATATTATGAAGATAGCTCACGAAATGAAGATGAAAGAACTTGAGATGCAGATGAAACTAGAGGCTTCTAATGTTCCTAGTCTTGTGGTGAACCAGCAGAACAACTACGGTGGGGATAACTACAACAAACTATTGGAGAAATTGGTGAATGGCTCCTAGTCTGCTCCTAGTCCGGGGATGAATATTTCCTAGGGCTGCCCCGTCCCGAGATTCCGGAGAGATTATTTCTTTAAGTAAAATTATTTCTCCACGAGATTATTTCTTTAAGTAAAATTATTTTCAGCTGGATATTTTTTATCTACGCGGACTTATTTCTTTAAGTAAAATTATTTCTCCACGAGATTATTTCTTTAAGTAAAATTATTTTCAGCTGGATATTTTTCATGGATTTATTCACCAACATTTCAAAGCACTGAGGAAAATACATTGCAAACATCTAGACTAATAAATATAGATGAACTTATTCCCTACACCGTAGCAGACAGATTTCTGAAGCTACCTGTAGATAGGTTTCTAGAACTAAAAGGCATCGAACCTATAGCACCCCAAATTGCTATACTCAATGCAATCAACGACCCCAGCATAAGATATGTTGTGGGTTGTTTATCCCGAAGAACGGGTAAGACGTACATAGCGAATATGATAGCTTTCTTAAAGGCTATGGAGCCAGGAGCTCAAGTTTTAATTGTATCCCCAAATTACTCACTCACCGGCATCTCCTGGTCGGAGCAAATAGGCCTACTATCAGAGTATGGTATCGAGATAACTTCTAAGAATAAAACTGACAAAGAGATGCACCTTGAGAATGGGTCAATGCTTAAATTCGGCTCCATAGCGCAGGCTAACTCATTAGTAGGGCGTTCATACGATCTAATCTTATTCGATGAGTGTGCTCTTGACCCTAAAGGGGCTGACGCTTTCAACATACAACTAAGACCTACACTAGATAGGGTGGATAGTAAAGTTATATTCATATCAACACCTCGTGGTCTTAACTGGTTTTACGACTTCTACCAAAGAGGGTTCGATCCTGATGAGCCAGAGTGGTTCAGCGTACACAGTACTTGGAGAGATAACCCTAGGGCTGTAGAGGCTGACATAATGTCCGCTAAGCGTAACATGAGTTCCGCTGAGTTTAAGCAGGAATATGAGGCTGACTTCGCAACATTCGAGGGCCAGATATTCTAAGAGTTCGATGAAGATAAGCATATTAAAGAGTTCGACCCTATAGAGGGGGAGCACTTCGAAACTATAATGGGTATTGACCCCGGATACAAAGACCCTACAGGGGGTGTAGTTATCAAGTATAATCCGTTCGAAGACTACTTCCACATAGTGTGGGATTACTGTGTTGCGGGTAAGAATACTGCAGTACATGCCGATGCGTTCATTGAGGTTATAAAACTTTACGATGTTGAGATGATATTCGTGGACAGCGCAGCAGCTCAGTTCCGCGCCGACCTCGCGGCGGAGTATGACATAACAGCGAGTAAAAGTAAGAAGTCCGTTAATGACGGTCTTGCACATGTTCAGGCTCTGATTGCCGCGGACAGATTATTCATCGACCCCGCGTGTGTTGACCTTATCCTAGTTATGAACAACTACCGCTGGGACCCTAACCCCAGTCTTCTGAAACCAAAACCATTACATGACCAATTTTCACATCTAGCAGATGCTCTAAGGTACGCACTGTACACTTATGTACGATAGCAGGTCCCGTGATCACAAATAAAAAAAGATACTTGACATTTACAAGTATATTTAATATAATGGTTACACGAAATGGGGGAAAGCTATGGCAAAGAACACTAACAAAAGAACCGCTACCAAGCATATACGAGACGGCATAAAGTCAAACTATACGAAGGGTACCGAGTGTGCTATTTGTGGTACTGAAGAAGACCTAGAGATGCACCACTATCACACTGTGTCTTTGTTACTTGATAAATACTGTCGAGAACAGGGAATAAGTTTAGTAACTGACGAAGATGCTATATCTATGAGAGATGACTTCTATAAAGCCCACTGGAATGAACTGGTGGAGGATATGGTAACTCTCTGTAGCGCTCATCATATTCAGCTTCACAGCGTGTATGGGAAACAGCCTAGTCTATCAACCGTAGTTAAGCAGAGACATTGGGTAACTAGGATGAGCGGCAAAGACGTTCCTGCGGGTGGTAATGTTATCATGCCAGCAGATAGATGGTCTGCATTCATAGGCGACACCTCCGAATGTAACAGATTTGAAAGATTCTTAGGAGGATAAGTGTCCGTAACGAATAAAATAACAAAGGCTCTTATCAAAGCCTTTTCTGGTGGGGCAGAGATAAACCTCCAGGAAGGTGGCAGCTCTTCGTCCTCACAGACGAAGCTAGAGTCAGCAACTAGAGCTTACGAGCTAGTAGAGGTAGTTAACCGCTGCGTAAATATACTTTGTGATAATTCAGCCCTTGTAGACTTTGACGTTAAAGATACTTTAAAGTTCACAGGACAATCTGGAGTACAAGTCAAAGGCTCAACTCTAGACAGAATATTAAATTTCAGGCCCAACCTAGACCAAGATATAAGCTCATTCAGGCGTCAGCTTGTTATGGACTTCTTGATAGACGGTAACTGTTTTATATACTTTGATGTTAAAGGTACTGCTATGTATAGGTTACCTGCTACTAATGTGGAGATAGTCCGAGAAGGGGCAGATTACGTAAGCTACTACAGGTATGGTAATACTAGGTATCCTGCTAACTCTGTAATACACATAGCTAACAACAACATCAGAGACGGCCGCAGAGGCTACTCAAGCATACTAGCTACGATGGAAACATTATACGGCAGAGAAGACATGCTTAAGTTCAGAAGAGCATTCTTCACTAGCGGAACCAGTATTGGTCTTATAGTAGAATCTCCTGACTTCCTAAGTCCTAGACTTAAGAAAAGAAAGCAAGAAGAATGGACGAGGGACTACAATCCTACTGATTCTTCAGGCAAGCCACTAATATTAGATGGTGGTATGACCGCAAAGACTGTGGCGAACACAGACTTTCGCGCTATGTCCTTTAACGAGTCTGTCTCTCAGGACGAAGAAAAAATTGCAATGGCCTTGGGAGTTCCTCCCATACTATTAAATTCTGGTAATAACGCGAATATTAAACCAAACTTAGAGTTACTATTCTACTTAAATATTATTCCAATGTTAAGAAAGTTCGAATCAGCATTCGAGTATTTTTTCGCATTTGATATTGAGCTTATGACTCACAAAGTACCTGCTTTAAGACCCGACCAGAAAGCCGAAGCGGAAAGAGTAAGCACCCTAGTAAACAACGGTATCATAACCGGCAATGAAGGTAGACTATCTATTAGGCTTGAAAAGCTTGACGATCCTGCTATGGATAAGATACGTATACCTGCTAATATAGCTGGCTCGGGTACTGGAGTGACGGGACAAGAAGGCGGCAAGCCTGCCTCAGAAGAAGGAGAATAACGTTGAAAAGAACTGAGATTTTAGACACAGTTTACGCAACACACGGGACAGAGTTAAACAACTGCCGTAGTGAGTACAGTGCACAAACTAAGTCTACAGTTCCTGTCCTAGAGATTAACAAACGCTTTGGTTCTTGGAGTAAGTTTTACCTAGCCTATACTATACACTGTATGGAGGCTCGTAACGCTGCTCAAAAGACTAAGAAGGTTACTAAAGAAGGGAAAGGAAATGTCACAAAAAATTAAGGGCGTACATGTAGATCACATGTATGCACAGATTAAAGATGTAAAAGCAGCAGACGACGAGTCTGGTGACTTATTCGTCGAGGGCTTTGCGAACACCACGACTAAAGATAGAGCAGGGGACATTATCCCTAGTTCTGCGTGGCAGAATCCAGAAGCTTTAAAAAATTAT